CTTGCACGAACACCAAAGGATGGTAAGACAAAAGCACTACACCATTGGTATGAGAACAGTAAGAACGATACTCAACTAGTAGCAAACAACCAGACTTACACTCCTGCTGGTGGAGGAGGACCTGCTAGTGGGTACGTTTACATCGATGTACTTGGTTATATCTACAATACTGAGGCAGATGCCCGAGAGTATGCTGACCATGACGAGGATCCTGTACCTCTTTATGAATACTACCGCAGTAGTAGCAGTAGTAAGAAGGATCATTTCTACACAGTCAACCCAGCAGGCGAGGTAAACCTCAATGGTGGACCCATTGAACCCCGAGATCCTCGCGATAGAGAGTACGATTACGTCGGAATCGTCGGTTGGTGCTTTGCTCAGGACTCTGGTGGCAGTGGAAACCGCAGAGTTTATGCTGACCAAGGTCTGATTGGACCTATTGGGTATGGCGCTCCCGTGTCTTATGCAACTCGTGCGGGTTGGTATCAGTGGGAACAACCCGATTTGGCGGGTCACTACTCCCGAGGAGGGACTACACCCGCAGTTTGGGTCCATGAAAACTACGAATATCAGTTTGATGCCGACGCTGGTACGCTAAGAACCTACGATGCAGACGGTCAGGCACTGATTTCGCCCACATACATGAGGGGTAGTCGCAATACTGGGTCATACTCAGTCAACAAACACCCTGATTTCCGCTGGGGACACCCCGACTACTGTCCACTGAACAATGCAGATGCACTGTTTGAGTGGTTCTATGGTAAGAATGGCGCAGTAAAGGGGTCTGTACCTAAGTATTTGGAGTTCCATACTGCGTTTGACTCGCAGTTCTTCTACTATATCTACAATACAGAGTACCCATGGAAGGGTCCTATCTTCTCTGTACAGTATTCTATCAGTGATCGTAACCATTGTCCGAACAGAAGGATCGGTACAGGCAACAGACACGATGATAAATGCGTGTGTGATGAGCAATATGTAACCAAAGAATACTTCTCACACTTCTATGAGATCAGACAAGACAAGTGGAAGACCACTAGTTCCTCATTGACACTCACTAACTTCGCTGATGGTGAGATAGAAGAGTGCTTCAAGACAGTAGATACCGAGAGTCATACCATTTTGTTCCGCTATGTCACTGGTGGATTGGATCGTTTTGAGACTGGTGACACCATTAATGGGTGGGAGATCGGTGAGTATGGGTATTTTGGCAATGAACTACGCTGTGGTTACATGGAATTGCAGGGTCAGGGCGATGTATTCACGGCAGGACAGCAGTTTACACCCAAAGGAAGGGATGCTGCACGCATTGAAATCCTTTGTGGGTACGGTATTGGGGGTAGAGCAGGGTTCTTTGGTGTCTATGAGTTCCCCAAGAAGCTATCTTACTATAAAGTAGAGATCGATAAGACCGCTTTGGTCCACAGTAAGACGCTAGACCAAGCAGAATTGAGCGTCAAGGTTGACACACAAGGCAGAATCGAGACTGTGACGATCGAGAATGCTGGATTTGGATACAAGAATCCGAAGATTGTGATCCAAGAACCTACACTCTTGAACGAGTATGGCGCTATGGACATGACAAGAGACACTGTTCAGCAGATGTCTTACGAACTTCCCAACTATAAGTCCCCAACTAACCAGGTTGAGAACTATGATGGTGAGGATTATAACTTCAACATGAAGCGTATTCAGAAAAATGTCAACAAACAGTTGAAGCGCGACATGGAGCAGAACAGTGTTGACCGTGAAGATGCTGCACCGTACAGTAAAAACTCCGATTTGAAGATCGAAGGTGCTGATCAAGACGAAGATATCTCAATACTTCAAACAATTTCGTTCGAGAATAAGCAATTACAGACGGTTAGCAGCGAATCTCGCAGAAGAGAAAAGATGAAACCCGCTGTTTTGGAGGTTGCACGCCTCGATCCTGACGGTTTGATCCTCGAAGTGAGAATTAAGGACCGTGGAAGAGGGTATGATCCCGATCCTAACAACCCACCAAGGGTTTTTGTGGTCGAAGTTGAGGAAGAAGAGTATACAATGCGTGGTCCCAACACGAAAAAGGGGCAGAGGAAGTTCCAAGAGGCAGTTAACGACAAAACTAACAAGACAAGAGTCATTAAAAACGGCAGTGTTGACGAAAATGGTAACCCGATAGACATTACTATCGACAAAAGGACGCTTAAAGACATTATTCGAGACTTGCCTGCGCCAAAGGAGGATGGAAAGGGCAAGAAGGTCAAGAAACTCACAGAATCAGAACTTTCCGTCCTAGATGACGGTACGATTGGATCTTTTGATTCAATGATGAAGGGATTCAACACGAAATATCCGACTGGATACATCAAAATTGGTCAAATTGACGAAGTAGAGCAGATTTCTCTCTGTAATAGTCTTCCTGGGGACTGTGTGAAGATCAGTATGCCCGCTCTTGCGGGTCAGGCACTGTTCACAGTGCCCGATGTGAAGCATATCATGAAGGCTAGTCAGCAATTTAATGAAATGATGCGGGATACTTATGATCAAATCCAACAAGGCGCTGACGATGTTGATAGACAGACGGATAGAATATCCAGTTTGTATGGTTGGAACAATAAACAGGAGTGTATTGTAATTCCTCAACCTAAGTTCTACAACGTAACACGCTTCAAGGATCTACCCTGTCCCTATATTGATGAAGAAACAGGTAGAGCATTCGGTTGGATCGTCTACAAGTATTGTGCATCGAAGTCTGACAACGGTCACTTCCAAGTTAACCTTGAAGTTCGTGGCAAAACCACGGGTCCAGATGGTGAGAACTTCATGAACTTCATGCATAAACTGCCACAACCAACATTGACGCAACCACGCCCTGTTCAATTTAGTGGTGATACAAAAGAGTGTTGGAAGTGTACTCGTAATTTGGGTTCTGCATCTGCTGGTCAAGACATTGAAGGACGTTGCTACTGGGATCCTTCTGGTGGTGATGATGTGGTCTTCGTTCCGATTGGTCTAGATGAGAATACTTACGACTGGGATCACGCTAACTTTTCTGAGTTGCAACAGTTGCAAGTCTGGTTAGGTGATAACATTGAATCGTATAGAACTCAGACACCCAGCTACACTACCGCTAACACGCCAGGAGTGCCCGCTACGGGGAACCCTGGGGACCCTGATTACGACCCAGGTAGTCCTGGGGAGTCTGGTGTTACTAATACCAATAACTTCATATACTGTGCATCACTCAAACGATTGAGTGGTGGTATGCCAGCGGAAGAATGTTGGGATACATATGTGTATAAGTCCAGTGGGGATGGTAACCGTGATGGCGTCCTTGATGTATACTCTGCATACTTCAAAGATGGTAGTGGAGAGAATCAAACACAAGGTAAGACTCCTGGTGAAACGTTCTGGGAATCTAGAATCTATGATGGATACACTGCACCACTCCAAGGATACTTCGGTGGTGGTATCTGCTGGTATGCAACATCATGGCTCTATGCAATTCTTTATGGAACATCTGGTAACGGACAGAATGAATTTGCGTTAGAGTATGTTAATGACTTGTCTATCGCAATCAACCCATATCTTCAAGATCAACTTGGACTAAAAATGGGACCATACTCAGGAACTATGTCTATCAAGAATTGGAGTACAGGTTCTACTATTGCATTTGGCAATACTGCTAAGAACATGGGCAATCCATTCTTTGATGAATGTGGTGGTGGTATCTTCGATAGAAGGGATGAGGTCGTTCAACCTAACCCACCTGTACCACTCAGGAAGAAGCATAGTTCTTCTTATGACCCTGGCGATAAAGAACTTCTCAAAAAGCAGAAGAAGGCAGGAACGTACGATGACCTCAACGATATTGAGTTTGAAGACGATAGTTGGGAAGAGTTCTATGATGACGACTTTGACTATGGACAAGACGTAGATTCTAAGATCTCAGAATTCTCTACTGATGTAAACAACTTGTTCAACGGACAGAAAAACCCAGAAGACTTCTAATCATGGCATACGGACTATTACTACCAGTAGCACCAATCACAGGTCTCCCTGACTCAGGTCATGGTATCTGCATACCACCAACAGTACACTCTGTTCAGGCGTGTGGCACTCCACCAATCCCATATAGTATTGTCATCAAAGACTGGACATGTTGGTGGCCACCACAACCGCTGATTCCTATCAATCCACTATCGGCATTGAAGGCAACGGTGCTAACAAATGGTCTCCCGACCATGACATTTGGTGATGTGTTCACTCCACACGTTTCGACATGTACCAACATCGTAATCTATATGTGTCCTTGTCCAAAAGGTCTGTGTCCTGTGCCTACTCCTATTGCATGTTCTATTCTTACGGTTGAAGACTGTGCTGGTGTTGGTCACTTCCGATTTGCATTCACATCAACACTGACTGTGTTCGCTTTGAAACTTCCTGTTGCTCGTGTTCTGGATCCCCTTGGTGTTGGAACACCAGGTTTCTTAGGTTGGTCTTATCCCTGTAATAGCATGATTGCATATGGGTCCCCAACTGTGCTATCATCTTAAAGTTCTACACAGAGAAACATGGCAACTCGAAGCAAAGTCGGTATCTCAGGCACTAACTTTATGCCTGGCAAACCCAAGTGTACACGTCAAGGATGTTCTAAGAATACTAAGTATGCCGCGACCTCACGAAATAATGCGAAAAAGAAATACCGTGGTCAAGGAAAATAGAGTGAAGACCACTCCCAAACTGGTAGAGGAGTCCAATACTGGACTCTTCCATGCCAGGATGAATCTTCCAGAAGCAGCAAAGCACTGTGGTATGACCGAGAAGGAAATGAAAATGACTTTCTGGGAGTACCTTAAATACAATCCCCCCACTGACCCTATAAATAAACCAGAACACACTGATTAATCAGTAACTTGGCACGATATAGGTTCCGATCTGAACAATTTCTGTCGCGAGGGTACAAGGATCTTGCAATGTCCTTCAACATGAACCCGAACACAGAAGATTTTAGTACGTTGAAAAACGAAAACGCTATCAAGCAATCAGTTCGGAACCTTATCATGACAACATTCGGAGAGAGACCGTTTCAGAATGATATTGGATCCCGTGTAAGAGGGATGCTGTTTGAACCATTTGACGTTTTCAGCGCAGAAGACCTACGTGATGAGATTAGAAATACTATTGAAAGATTAGAACCTCGTGTTGAGGTTGAAGATGTGGAAGTGACGCTCTCTGAAAGTGAAGATGCCCTCGATGTGTCTATTGAATATCGCATTGTTGGCGAAGAACTCGTCCAAATTATCGACTTCCTCTTAGAGCGCACCTAAAATGGCAGCACTTCCATCAGAACTAACATCCCTAGACTTCTTTGAAATCAAAGAGTCAATCAGATCTTATCTAAGAACCAGAAAAGAGTTCACAGATTATGATTTTGAGGGATCTGCTGCCTCGTATTTGATCGATATTTTAGCATACAATACTTACTATGCTTCGTTCACGGCAAACATGTCGATGAACGAGTCCTTTTTGGAATCTGCAACTGTTAGAGACAACATTGTAAGGATTGCAAAGCAGATTGGTTATACCCCTAGGTCTAAAAAGGCATCGAGAGCATGTATCACGATGTTTATGCAGGCAACTCTGCTGCCTGGTGACCAGTCTTACCCCACTTCCATCACAATTAAGAAGGGTGATGTCTTTGTAGCGACTGTTGATGGAGAGTCATACGTCTTTGCCACACTTGATGACGTAGAAGAGGCAGTAGATCAGTCAACTGGCAAGGCTAAATTCAACAAATTACTGATCTATCAAGGTAACCTTCTTAATTATAGTTTTACTGTTGATGATACGAAGAAACCTGAGTATGTGATCCCGTCTGAGAACGTGGATACTGCCAGAATGAAGGTTTTGGTTCGTCCTAACGAGCAATCTGTTGAAGTTGATGAATATTCTCTCTCTGATAACGTCACAGCACTGACTCCAACGTCTAGGGTTTACTTCTTAGAAGAGACTGAGGACCTTAGATTCAAGATTACGTTCGGTGATGGCGTACTTGGACGTAAACTCATCGACAATGAGTTCATCACTGTTGAATATCTCGACACCGATGGTTCCGAAGCGAACGGTGCGAAGAAGTTTGGGTTCATCGGTCGTGCAATCGACTCTACTGGTCGTCCTGTGCTGCCTCAGGCAATCACAATGGAGACTATTGAGACTTCTGCCGATGGTGCCGAAAGAGAAAGTGCTCTGAGCATCAAGTATAGGGCACCCAAAGGGTTCTCTGTTCAAAATAGAGCAGTTACTGAGACTGACTATGCATATCTGGTCTCACAACTGTATCCTTCTGCTGCGTCAGTGACTGCATATGGTGGTGAGAAGTTATCTCCCCCAGAATACGGTAAAGTATACGTTGCTATTCGTACCAAGAGTGGTGTGAATCTCAATACCACTACAAAACAGAAAATCAAGAACCAACTTCTTGACTATTCGATGGCATCGATTCAGCCTGTGATCGTTGACCCAACTATTTTCTATATTTCTCCAACAGTATACCCTAACTTCAACGGAAACCAGACAAATCGTTCTTCTAACGAACTTGCTTCTGCTATCTTGAAGTCTGTTGACCAGTTCAATGCTCAGAATCGTGATAATCGCTTTGGTGGTCGCTTAGAACCTTCCAAATTTAATGCTATGGTCGATTCCGCTGACAATGCAATCAGCGGTACGACTACTCAAATGACTATTGGTCAGAATCTGGATAAATTCACTTTTGGTAACCAGTTCTCTCAATGTCTGGACTTCTCCAACCCGATTGTGGACCCGAATGACTTTGGTGGCACAGACGGCACTGGTGGTGGTGGCGGTGGCGATGGAGATGGTGGCGATGGAGATGGTGGAGACGGCGGAAATGGTGGTAATGGCGGAGATGGTGGCAATTCCGCTTGTAAACCCAAGTTCTCCTCTGTTAAGTCTGGAACCTTCTATGCTACGGGTTATACCGAGGAAGTTGCTGATCTGATCGCTGCTGGTGAGGCTGCTGGTTCTCTTCTGGAAGGAACAACCGTCAATAACACTGATGTAATCGCTGGTGGTAACACTGCACTCGAAAACGTCCTCGTTAACACAGCAACACAGAGCACAGCAACACTGGTTCCTGTCAATCTCCGTGATGACGGTCTGGGTAACATGATGATGGTTACTAATAGAAACGAAAAAGAAGTTGTTCTGAATGATGCTGTTGGTACAGTTGATTATAACAAAGGTATTGTTTGTGTTGGTCCTCTTGATGTGGCTGACACTCCCGATGGTACAACTAGAATTCCTGTTGTAGTTCTTCCTTCTGGTGGGTCGATTATTATCCCTGCTGGTGTTGATCCTACACTATTCAATCCTCGTGTTTTCCCACGCGATACCAACGTGAATCCTGGTGCTGCAAACGCCTTCGATCCCTTTAATTTCAACGGATGGAACTATGGTGGCAGCAACATAAATACAATCAGCTACCCCGCTGGAAACTTCACGTATCCAGAACTCGACTCCTGTTTCTAAGATAAATGTTTGCAAATACAATCAACGTTTCAGACAGAGTTGCCAATCAACTGCCTGAGTTCATTAGGACTGAGGACGAGCAACTAGTTAATTTTCTGATTGAGTATTACAAATCTCAGGAGAAAACAGGTCGTCCTTATAACGTCCTGAACAATCTGGTTAAGTATCTGGATCTTAGTGAGTATGATCAGGAGACACTTACGTCTTCTACCTCTCTGATCAAAGACGTTGGTTTGTATGATGACTTCATTGAAGTAGAAGAAATTGATGGTTTCATCCCGACCAATGGTTCGGTGATGATCGATAATGAAATCATCTATTACGAAGAGATTGTCCGTGGTCCTGATGCTATCCTGACCCCTGGCATCTCGCTGCAAGAATTTAATAAGAAGAGACAAGCACTTGAATCTCCCTGGGAGTTTTTTGATGGAACTCGCACTACCTTTGATCTGAAATTCCTGGGTACACCTGTGTCCCCAGTTTCTGCTGATCACCTTGCTGTTACTGTATATGGTGAACTGCTGATTCCTACGATTGATTACACTATCAGCGGTTCTCAGATCAATTTCATCACTCCTCCTCGTGCCAGAACTGGTAACGATCAGGTAGAACTAACACAGATCCTATATTACATTGGTTTTGCTGATTCTATTATCAAAGATCTGGTAACTCCTTCGGTCGATGATCTTGCTGGTCAAGATTCCATGACCATGACTTATCAGAATCTACCTTATGCTCCGATTGCTGAGATCGGTTTGATTATCAATAGGAATGGTGTGCTCCAACGTCCTTATGACGATTATGTGTTGACTGATAACAACACTAGAATCAAGTTCTTCGTCAATATCTCTACTCAGGATACATTCCACATTCGTTCTATCGAATATGTGTCTCCTACTGTTGGTCAAGGTGCAGAAGCAGTTACCAGAGTAGGTGCTAACGGAGAGATTGATAAGATCATCGTCAAAAATGGCGGTAGTGGATACGAACTTAACTTTGCACCAAAACTTTCTATCTTCTCTTCGACTGGTAGAGGCGAATCTGCTGCTGGTCGTACTTTGGTCAATGGTATTAAGAATACTCAACTGATTAACGGTGGTCAAGGTTACAGTTCTACCAACCCCCCTGTTGTTAGCATCACTCCCCCTTCTGATTTGATCAATGGATCACAAGCAGCAGCAAAAATTACTGTTGATGATACCACTGGTCAGGTTTCTGGTATCGAGATCACTAACTCTGGTTCTGGATACGACTTTATTCCTGCTATCACCTTCATCAACCCTAACGGTGCTGCTGTCAGCGACCCTGTGATCGATTCTGAGGGTCGTCTGGTTGCTGGTTCGATTGAAGTTACTGCTTTGGGTCTGGGTTACAGCAATCCTCCCGAAATCTACATTGATCCTGCCCCCGAAGACGGTATCGACGCAGAAGCAACCTGTACTGTCTCACCTGATGGGCAAGTTGTCGGCGTAACGATTACTAATAGAGGTAGAGGGTACACTTCTGCCCCGAGAGCACGTATCATCCAACCTGTGGGCGCACAGGTGCTCGACGTAACCGTTGCTAACGGTAATGTAACTAACATCAACCTGCTGACAGGTGGTTCTGGTTACACCGATGCTCCTTCTGTCTACATTGTAGACGATCGTAAGGGTCCTCTGGGTGAAGCAATCGGTGGTACTGGTGCTGAGGCAGTTGCTACCATCTTCAACGGGGAAATTACTGACATTAACATTGTCAACTTTGGTTCTGGGTACTCTGACACCGAACCGCCCAAGGTTTACATCGCTACACCGCTTTCTGCACAAGCATCTTGTGATGTTGGTTTCGGTGAGATCACTGGTTTCACTATTCTGTCTTCTGGACGTGAATATGAGCCGTCTTCACTGCGTGGTTGTGCTCGTGGCGTCTCTGACGTTGCAGAATTCGACGAATACCATAACCAAGTCTTTGCTAAGGAAGAACAACTAGCACAATCGACTCACAATAGTGGATCTACGGTCCACAACCTTGACTCGATGATCGTTAAGCAGGTATTTGACAAGTTCCGTCGTCAATACATGCCCACGATCCAGATTGACTACTCTCAGGTCAATCCTATTCGTGTAATTAAGTCTATTAAGGATTTCTACCTCTCCAAAGGTACGAAAACTGCCACACAGTACCTATTTAAGATTCTGTTCGGTGAACAGGTCGATTTGTACTATCCTAGGGAGGAGATGATCACTCCTTCTGCTGCATCTTGGGTTGTAGACACCATTTTGCGTGCAGAACTGATTTCTGGTGATCCTGCTAACCTAAGAGATGCTCAGTTAGTCCAAGTTGCGGATCCTGTTGACCAGAACATCAAAGATGCAGCAGTTTTGATCGAAAACGTGATTTCGATCATCGAAGGTACTGATGTCATTTATGAACTCGCTATTTCCGAAGAAACATTGACTGGTGAGTTCAAAATTCCGTATAAAACTGTTCTTGTTGAACCTCTGGACACCACAGAAGGTATTATTACTGTTGACTCGACTATTGGATGGCCCGAGAAGAACGGTACGATCATTATTGACGGTGTTGAGACTGTACAGTACAAAGAGAAGTCTCTGAACCAGTTCATCGAGTGTACTCGTTCTAAAAACGGTGTTGTAGAGGATTGGGATCCTGGTACGACCATTTTCTCGGATATTTTCGTATATGCTAACCGTGGACAGGAAACCGAAGTCAAACTTCGCATTTTGGGTATTGCAGAAGCAGGAACTACCATTCTGGAAGATACAGGTTCCTATTATCTGCCTGGTGACAAACTGAACGTTGCTGCACTTGGTTCTACTGACGAATCTGAGTTGCTGCAATCCTGGTTGTACAACGTTAAGAAATTGATCCGTGTTGATCGTATTGAACCAGGTGGTCTGAACAGAACTGCTACTGTTACCTGCTCTAACCCCCATGGTCTGCTCGTTGAAGACGCTGTGACCATCTATGGTGCAAACCCTGCTGTTTATAACGGTACGTTTGAAGTTACTGCACGTCTGGATGACTTTACCTTCTCGTATTTGATCCCTGTTCCTACTGACATCGAACCTCAGGGTAACATCCTGCTGTCTGTGGACCTGAACAGAGGTAAATCCACACAGAGCACTATCAATGAAGTTATCTCTCTGTTTACTTCTAACGTTCAGAACTCTTTCTTCAATAATAACTATGTTTACGTTGCTGCCTCTGGTCTACCCAACTATAAGATTGGTCCTTTCCAAGGTTCTGCACTAATCCCTGGTAACCAGCGTAAACTACTGAGATTCCCCAGAAACGTAGAAACCGTTTCTACAAGAACTACTATCAAACCAAATACTCCTATTGGTTCTTGGGTTAATGGTGTTGCTGCATGGTCTTACAAGGACCAAGAATTTGTGACCTTTGGTCCTGTCACTGCTATCAATATCACTAACTCTGGTGAGAACTACGATGCTGGTTCTCCCCCTAATCTGGAAATTAGTGGTGGTGGTGGCACTGGTGCATCTGCAACCGTAGTTGTTAATGGTTCACTGTCTAGTGTTGACGTTCTTAATCAAGGTTCTGGGTACACTGCTCAACCTCTGATCTCTATCGTTGGTGGTGGTGGATCTGGTGCTACCGCACAGGCAGTTGTCACTAACGGTCGTGTAACTCGTGTTCTGGTAGGAAACCCTGGCACTGGTTATACTTCTCAACCTACCATCTCTATTACAGGTGGAAACGGTTCTGGTGCTACTGCTACTGCACAAGTCCGTGGTCCCATTTCTGGCGTTAACCTTGTTTCTAGGGGTAGTGGGTACACTGATAGACCTACTCTAAAACTGAACTCTGGTGAAGGTGCTCTGGCACAACCTATCGTTATCAACGGTCGTATCGTTTCTATCGCTATTATTAATAGTGGTTCTGGATATACAACTGCACCCACAATCTTCATTAATGGTGATGGTTTTGGTGCTCAGGCAACTGCTATTATCGGTACACTTGGTGAGGATAAGGGTAAGGTTGTTTCTGTGCAGATCACCAACCGTGGTGTTGGATACACTCAGGGTAATACTACTGTACGTTTGGAACCCGTTGGTCAACTTGCTACATTTGAAGCAGATGTGTTCCAGTGGAACAAGAACCTGGAATATGATCTGAGTTCCAAGTATGATATTGCTCGTGGTTATGTTTTCACTGGTTTCAATAACCAGTATGGTGGTGAGTATGCTCACGTATCCGACCCCAAAGAACTACGCTATGTGGTTGGTGATAACGTAATCCTCGATCCAGAAACCAATCAGTTCAAAGAAGAAGGAACTGAAACTGGTGCCTCTATCACCCACTCTCCAATTATTGGTTGGGCGTTTGACGGAAGTCCTATCTATGGACCTTACGGTTACATCGATCCTACTGATGCTGGTGGCGGTATCAGAAGAATGCGTTCTTCTTACAAACTGAAAGCAAACGTAGTATATGATATTGACACTAACCCCAACCCTGCTCGTGTTGATGGTCCTTCTCTGACTGACTATCCTGCTGGACAGTTTGTTGATGATTACGAATATACTTTCCAAGAAGGCGATCTTGACCCGTACAACGGTCGTTTCTGTAAGACACCTGAATATCCTGATGGCATATATGCTTACTTCATCACTATTGATGCATCAGAAGCAGGTCTTCCTGTCTTCCCTTATATCATTGGTCCTCAGTTCAACTCTGTGGTCGATACTTGGAACCTGAGTCAGCAAGCAACTCAGGAGAACATCCCTGCCGATGTGTCTCGTTTCAGAGATCCTTACGAGGAAGTTGATATCGATATTGATCGTCAACCTAACCAACAGTCCGACCAGCTGGTCACTGAGCGTGAAGGTGACACTATTATCTTCGAGATTGAAGACATAGATAATGATGGTATCATTTCTCCTGAGGAGATCGCCACAGATCAGGCGATGACGGAGGAAGCAGCACTTCAAATCTATGATTACTTCCCAAGAGTTTCGACAGAATCCCGAGTCGATATCGAAGTTGAGACGACGACGAAATTCGAGAATGCTCAGATCGATGGTTTCGTTATCGAGAATCCTGGTGTTTCCTATCAGGTTAACGATACACTATTCTTTGACAATACAGGAACAGATGGTTTCGGCGCTAGCGCACAGGTTGAATCTGTGCAAGGTGCAGGTATTTCGCAGTATAGAAAAGAAATCATCAATGACATCCCCTACGGTAGAATCACAACCACCACAGACCACGAACTAGTTGCACAAGACGAACTGATCGTCAATTCCAGAGTTATTACTGAGAATACTAATAAGCGTTTCTACATGTCTGTTGTTACAGGCATCGATTCGATTACTATCACTCAAAGTGGTATTGGTTACAATCAGGCAATTCCTCCGACCTATGAGATCATCAGTTCTCAGGGTCAAGACGTTGAACTGGATATCAAACTGGATACCACGACTGGTAAGATTGATAAGGTTGATATTATCAACTCTGGTTTCAACTATGTCACTGACAATCCCCCAGAAATCCGCGTTTCCCATCCTCAGAGATTCAAGAAGACATATTACTGGTCTACTGAGTTCTCCGAGTCTACTGGTGCTACCTTTGAAGTATTTGACTCCGTTGTTGCTTCTGATCGTAGTCTGTATGTCTGTGGTGAACTGACTCAGACTAATGGTGATAGTTCTGCCTTCGTTGCCAAGTTCAATGACCTTGGTAGTGTTGTTTGGGACAGAACACTGCTTCCTAGTTCTTCTATCAAGACTGCACGTTGGAAGAAGATGTATCTTGATGAGACCAGCGAAGAAAATCACCTGATCTACTTGATTGGTGAGACTGAATCCCAAGGAACTGCTGGTTACAACCCTGATATCCTTGTTGCTAAGTATGAGTCTGGTCTTGACAATGCTAACAACCCAGAAGGTCTTGTAAGGTTCCAGAAAGAGATCGCTGGTGTGTCTGGTGGCACTAGACGTGACTATGCTGGTGACATCTACCTGGATGACGAGCAAAGAGTCTATATTTGCGGTTGGACTGACACCAACTCTCCTGATCCTGATGATATCTGGGTCATGCAACTCAATAACCAAGGTGATGTTGTAGAGAAGCGTAAGTTTGCTTCTGACACCGAAGGTGAGCAGATGCATCAACTATATTACCTTGGAGACAACCAGATTGCCTTCTGTGGCATCGATGAGGACAACTCTGACCTCCTGTTCGGTGTTATGGAGTATGACGGTGCCAACATTGAGATGTCTTATGTAAAACGTCTCGCTGTAACTGGTGGTGACGTACAGAGACCTCGTTTTATCCTTGATGAGTACAATGATCTGTTCTTCGTCTGCGATATGTGGAATGGCACCAAGAATTATGGTGTTGCCTTCTTCAAGATCGCTTTGGATCAAATCAGACTGACTGTTGCATCTCCTCAGTGGGATTTTGCTAAGATCATTGCTCCTTCGACTACATTCGAGTCGATCAAGCACGCTGGCATCACTCTGGACGTATTTGGCAATGTTAACGTCGTCACAGAGACTCAACTCGAAGATAATAACCTACAAGCGACCATCTTCGGATTCAAGTACGACGGAACCATTGAAGATTCCAAGATTACCCATGTTTCCAAGTCTGCTAACGATGTTGGATTCAAAGTCCACTCCCATGCAGTGGATAACTCTGGTGACATCATTCTGGCGACCAATAGACAGAATCCTGTCCAAACAATCGTTCATAGATTTGAAGATCAAGCAAATCCGACCTATGACGACACTAAGCAAAACATAGTAAGCACGATTACCATTTTCGACGCTGCTAACATCGCTTCTAGCGATACACAAGCGAAGTTTGGAACTAGATCTCTTGAATTCCAAGATACCAACAGTTTGGTCTGGCAAGACATCAATCTGCTTGAAGAATGGACCACAGTGTTCTGGGTTCGCATGGATAACACCCATGCTACCAATAATCCTACTATTAACATGATCACAGTCGTCGATGACGCTGGTGGTGATGTTCAGTACATTATCGACGGCGATTCTGGCAGTGGAACCTTCGGTAAGATCGGTCTGCAAACAAATCCCGCTGGTGGTAGCGCAACTACTGTTTGGTCTGTTGGTTCTACCTATTGGACTGCTATGCAGGACCAAGATTGGCACCACATCGCTCTGGTGAAGGAAGAACCGTCTCTTGGTGCATATGTCTACTCTTGCTACTTTGATGGCGTCCAAGTCTCTACACAGACGACTGTAAACGACATCGTGATGAATGATCTGACTATTGGTGCCGCTCAGGGCGGTCCCTTGATCAATAACACATTCATTGGTCATATTGACGATATTGTCGTTGATCCGAGAGCAGTATACAGTGGATCTTCCCTGATTGTTCCTACTGAGCGTTATAGAATCACTACAACCAATGATGCTCTGGAATTGATCAAGTTTGATCGTCTCCATTCCAAGAGAGGCAATTTTGTGCCTGATGGAACTAGAAACACCGAAACTCTCGACTTCCAGACCACTGGTATCAACTACACTACTAATACCATCTCGAATCCTGTAATTACGACCTGGAACGTCGGTTCTTCTGGTTTGCAGATTCTTGACTACTCTGATGTTGTATCTACTCTTGCTCCTGGTACTTATAACTTTGTACAAGAGAGATACACTTACTCATCCAAGACTTCGACAATTCCGACCCCTCTGGGCAGAAAACTGAAAATCGAACCTCTGGTTCTTCCAAAATACTACATTAGAGACGCTGGTTACCAGAAGATCGATGCTGTTAAGGAATTCGTCTTCAATCAAGCGATTAAGTTTGAGAAAGGCAGCATCCTGCAACAGGTCAACAGTCAAGGCGTCGTACAGGCATATGGCACTATTGTAGAGGTTCCTGCTGGCAGTATTGACAATCCTGGACTTGGTAACACCTATAAGGTCGGTAAGATTTACGGTAGCTTCAATGATGACGATCTGTACCAGAATGATGCAGGTGAAGAGAACAGGATCGACGAGATTTCGTTTGATGTTGCTCGTCCCCAAGATGCTTGGGAATCTGGTAAAGCATATGTCGTAAATGACCAAGTTTGGTCTGATGATAAGATTTACTATGCAACTAACAATGCAACCGCTGGTTCTACTGCTCCGACCCATGAAATCGGTACAGTAACTGACGGTGCTGTTGTTTGGCAGTATATCAGTGCCGCACCCGCTATTGAAGTTGATCTAGCAGACTATCCTTGGCCGACACCTACTGATGCCGTTCCTTGGGCAGAAACTCGTTCTTACGATGTAGATGATACTGTATACTTTGGTAGAAACAAGTATACCTGTACAGTTGCTGGTGTGTCTGGTACTGTCGCTCCGACACATACCGCAGGCACTGCCACAGATAATTCCGTGACATGGCAATACACTAGTACATATGATCCACTTTCTAGTTATGCTCGCTATCGTCCGTTCAATGTTGCCGACTATCGCGTAACTATCCTGAATACTTATCCTGGATCTGACTTCATCATTGGTGATGTTGTATCCTTGGGTAACAGCATCACTGCTGGCATCAAAGAGGACTCTAACGATAAGATTGCCGAAGTTAACGGTCTCGCCTCTGTTAAGAGGATTAGACTGACTGTAAACTTAAATAAGGACATCCTTAGAACTGCTGAAAACAGAACTGATCTCATTTACTGTTCTGCACTGTCTCCTCATAACTTCTCCAACAATGACATCCTATTTGTTGAAGGATTCACCACTGCTGAGTTCAATGGTTCTTTCTTTGTCAAGGAAGTCTTCTCTTCACGAGATTTCATCTACAAACTGAGAGCAACTGCAACCGCTGATCCCCTATTTGAACAGGGTGCTATTTCCCGTGTGAAGATCTCCTCCAAGCACCCGACACTGCTTCTGGTCAGAAATCACTCCTATATCTTCGATATGAGTGATGCTTCCAACTTTGGTTACTATCTGTCGTTTGCACAAGACAATCAGTACAAACTGGAATATTCCTTCAACGTAATCGAACGTGAAGGCACTCCTGGTCTTTCTTCCGCCACAGAGACTCCTGTGGTCAAGTTTACGATCGGTGGTGAGGTTACTAACATTACTTACTACTTCGATCCGTCTAGAACGGGTGTAACATCCCCTGTGGGTGATAATTCCTTTATTGACGTTATCAAGACCCCATTTGACGGCAGATTCACTATTTCCGAAATTATTAGTGATACTGAATTCAGATTCCCGCTTCTGTACGAACCTGAGTTCACAAACGCTGAAATCGGTCTGGATGACCGAGATGTTCCGAATACGATCTATTCGACGACTTCTACCAAGGCAATCGGTCCTATCAACTCTATTAAGTTGATTTCTCCTGGTGGATTCTATAAGAAACTCCCAGTTATCGATGACATCTCTTCCAATCGTAAGATTGAGAAACTTCGTATTACTGCCGCTGGTACTGAGTATGCACCTGGCGTATACACTCAGATTCCGATTCTTGGTGATGGTGAAGGTGGTCTTTGTAATATCACTGTTGAGAACGATCCAGAGACTGGATCTGGTGCCATTAGTCAAGTTGCTCTGACTGATCCTGGTAAAGGGTATACTTTCGGTTCTATTGACATTGACGCTATCCCAGGCATCCTTGGACCCACACTGTCGGGTTCTGGCGGTGCTATTGAGGTTGTAATCCCTGCTGAGGGTACTGGTGCTGCTGTGTTCCTCACTGGTAGACAGATCGGTAAGATCAAGACTCTGAAAAACAATGAGTTTGGTTATGGTTACTCCCATGACTATACCCTGCGTCCTGAGATTGCATTCCCGATCAACCTGCAACTCTTCAATACTTCTATTCTGTCTCAGATTACAATCACCAATCCTGGTGCTGGTTACACTTCTGCACCTGCTGTTATCATCCAAGGTGGTGGTGGAACTGGTGCTGAGGCAGAAGCAGTCGTTAAGAACAATAGACTGTCTGAGATTCTGATCAAGAATCCTGGTGCTGGTTACTCTTCACAACCTGAGGTTACTCTGAAATCTGAGTTCACCTATGTTGTGAACCTTGACTTGAACTACTTGCAATTCAACTTCCCTCATGGTATTACCACTGGTGCTGAGGTTCAGTTCCGTGCTGAGGATATTGGTTCTACTGTTGGTATTCTGCCGAAACCGAGTAGCGTTGGTTTGACTAGTTTGTCTTCTACTCAGACTTACTATGCTATTGCAGGTGAAATCAATGGTCTAGAATCTGACCAACTGCGTTTTGCACTGACCCCTGTTGACGCTGAGTCTGGTAACTTTATTACCTTCTTGACTCAGGGTGATGGTCGTCAGGTACTGCTCACCGAGGTGTTCGGTGGTCAAGCAGAAGCAGTGGTTGAGACCTCTCGCTTCCTGGAAGGTGAGCGAGTATTCCAAGGTGAAGACTTTGAAACTGCAACTGCTTTCGGTGTTGTTTCCGAAAACGATGGTTGGCAGATTCAACCTAAGATCCTGAAAATTACTAATCCTGATGGCGACTTTGTTGTTGGTGGTAAGGTACAGGGTGTTATCTCTCGTGCATCTGGTATCATCGACAACATCAACATTGCTAAGGGCGTGTTGAACATTGACGCTATCACTAGAACTGCTGGTAGATTTACTGATGATGTAGGTAAACCTTCTGAGATCATTCAGAAGATCCAAGACTCCTACTTCTACCAGAACTTCTCCTACGTTATCAAGTCTCAAATTCCTATCAACCGTTGGAAGCAGCAGATTCTTGAAAACAACCACCCTGTTGGTTTCAACATGTTCGGTGAACTGTCACTGACTGGTGGTAAGGACGTATCTGGTCGTAAGGTTGCTGCTGACTTCACCAAGCAGGTGAACATTAATGAGTACACTAACGTCAACGAGATCACCTCATTCGGTGCTGCTCAACCGATCTACTCGACCTTCAACAACTCCGAAGTTCTCTTCCGTAAGAAGAGACTGACAAACTCTGAGGAAATTCTGACTTCTATCGTTAAGAAGATTGATGATATTTCTTCTCAGTTCGATGGTGTTACCAAAGCGTTCCCTCTTAGAGTAGAAGGTGAACAGGTTATCGTTAAGGACAACCAACTGCTTGTCACCATCAACGGTGTGATTCAGTCTCCTGGTAATTCATATCAGGTTGTTGGTAACAGCATCGTCTTCTCTGAGGCACCTAGACCTGATTCTAAGATCGTGTATAGAAACATCGATTTCGATGTCATGCCGATCACCAGACTGAACCTCAACACCATTGCTGGCATCTTCCCCTCTATCGGTGACACCATTACTGGTTTTACAACTGAGACAACTGCTAAGGTTGTTGCAACTGGTGCTACCAGCATCGACGTTGTAGACATCTCTGGGTCTTCTACTGGTTTTGCTCTGAACGAACGTGTTGACGTTGGTAGAACTGGTTTCAGTGCTCTGGTTGGTTCTATCGACAAGTCCTTCACCAAACTGTTCCTCCAAAGCATTGGTGGTACTTTCGGTACAGTTCTTATCGGTGACAGAATTACTGGTCAGACCTCAGGTGCGAGAGCAACTGTTACCTCTATCGACCTGACTGAGAACAGCATCCAAGTGACAGACATGTCCGATGGATACTTCGAGCGTGGTGAAGACATCACATTCTTCAACGCTGGTTATGGCGCTAACATCCTGAACGTTGATAGTGTCAACTACAAGACCATCTTTGAGTTTGGTGAGACTGTCACTAACATGGATGGCGACACTGCTATTATTGAAGAAACTAATCTTGACCTTGACGGTAACATCTCCGATACTCTGGTTCTGTCCAAGACTTCTGGTACTGCTGAGTATGAGACAGGTCAGTATAACCTGTTCCTGAATGATATCTTCTACTCTGCTGCATCTAACATTGCCGCTCGTATCACACGTATTGCTCCTTATAGAGATCCGATCACTAGCATCAACTTGGAGCGTCCTGCTAATATCTCTGGTGCTTGGAACACCTTTACTGAGGGTGACACATTCTTCGGAGTAACCTCTGGTGCAGGTGGTGAGGTTGTAAGGGTAGACTTTGAGGCATCTCCTCCTATCCTCTACTATCTGCCTAAGACTGAGCAGGCATTCAACGTTGATCCCAATACTCTGGATCCTGAGAGTGGACAACCTGTCCAAGTCAATGAGACTATCCAGATCTATACCACACCTCCTGGCGATCCTGACACTCGCATCCCTGGTGCTATAACTGAGACCATCAACGGTCAACCCAGAGTTGGTGACGTTGTGGATACCCTGACGATCAACAAAGGTTCTACCTTCTTCGGTATGATCTTTGAACGTCTGATCTCTCTGACTAACACCAACGTTATTCTGGATGACATCTCCAAGACAACGATTACACCTGTTGAAATTCTTGATAGCACTGATCGTATCAATGCTGACTTCCTCGACTTTGAAGAAGTTCGTTCTACTGAGATTCAGTATGAGAACCTGACAGGTGGTACACTTGCGGCAGGCGACACTCTCCGTTCTATTACTGTTACTTATAGTAACCCAGTAACTGATGCGTTGAACAGATGGTTTGACGCTGCCAATAGAATCGCTGCTAACAAGCAAGAGATCATTGACTTTGCTAATGCCGAAATTGCTGTTCAGCATCCTGGTTTCTATTATCCTGGCGATAACCAGACTGATCAGTT